GCTGTCCGGCCTGCCGACACCTTGCGGTATCCGCGCATGGTGATCGTCGCATACACGTCCCCGGTGCCGTCCCGCTCGCCGTAGCTGATTTCCTCGATCAGCACCCGCTCGTTGATTCCGGTGCCAGATACGACGAAGCGCACCGGCTTCTTTCGTTTGATGATCTTCTCGATCCGCCCGACATACTCATACGGCTCGCCGGAATCGAGTGCGAACGGGTAATCGTTCTCCGGGAACATGCACCCGACTTTGATCGTCCCCAGCGCCATCCCGCCGGGCAGGTTCACGTCCCCGACTTCATGGATGCTGACCGTCTCGGTATGTCGCCCGTAGGAGACCTCAAAGCTCTCCGGCGTGACCGGCAGCGTGATCTGTCCGGACGCCTTGATGATAAATTTTCGCATGCTTCACCTCATTTCGCGCAGCAAAAAGCCGCCCTTGACAGAGCGGCGCAAATGAATATAATAAAAGATACAGAGGGATGCTGTCAGCAGACGGTTAGTCCTTACGTTTAACAGTTACAAAAATAACCGCTACATTTGGACGATGGGGCGGTTATTTTTGTTTGCTCTGAAAAGCCAGAGCCACAATGCCAATGACTACAAGACAAAACTGAAACAGTTCCGAATATGTAACCATCCGCACCACCTCCCCTCTTAGGGAAGTGACTAACCGTCCGCCGTATGCGACAGCATCCGCCGTCATTCTATCACGCGGGATTTCCGCGTGTCAACTCACCATCTGCATCTCCCGCAGCTTCCTCGCCAGCTCGGAGGCAATCCGGTCGATATCCGCGTCCTCACGCACCACAATGGTGTCGGCCAGCTTTTGAACGACGGCCCCGCCGCCCCCGGTGTTGTAAGCCCTCGCCTCGGCGGCGGTCAGAACCCGCTCGCCTTCGTGCAGCCGGGCGGGATAATTGTCATACGGCACGTAGGAAAGGCCGTAGGCGTTTCCCGCGCCGTAATCCCCGCTAACCGCGCTCTCGTAGGAAAACGGGACCCCGTAGAGTTCTTCGGTTGTCAGGCCTTTCTGAATTCCGCTGGCTATTCCCTTCGACGCCTCGATTCCCAGCCGGTAGTTTGCATCCCAGAACCGGGGGTTTTCCGCCAGCATCGACGTCACGTTCTCGGTCAGCAGAAGCTCGCTTTCGAGCTTGAGCTGCGCTCCGTCGGTCGCGTTGTACTCAGCCTCGGCGGCAATCCGCGCTTCGGCCAGAACCCGGCCCGCCTCCGCCCCGGTCAAACCGTCCCGCTTGATGCGTTCATACGCCTCCGCTTCTTTTTCGCGCCGGATTGCGTCGCGCTCGTTATCAAGGCTCGCCTCCCATTGGCCGATCAACCGCTCTGTTTCGCCGATCTCTTTCTTGTTGTTTTGCAGGTATTCCGTCTGATCCTGCATCCCCTTTGACCGTTCCTCGATATACCCTTCTCCGCGCGCGTTCTGCCGTTCCTGCTCCAGCCCCTGCACAGTGGAGGTGATCCCCGAATAGGTTTCGGCCATCTCCGCCATAGCGCCGGAATTGGCCTCGCCCATCGCATTTGCGATTGCCTCCGCCGCCTCCGCGCCGGGGATCAGCCCCTTTGAAACCATGTTGTAAACTTCGGTATTGCTGGTACCCATCGCTTCGGCCAGATAATCGACCGCCGGGATTCCCCGCTCAATGAGCAGATTCAAATATTCGAGGGTCGTTTTCCCGCTCGACTGCATCCGTCCGAGGCCGGCCGCTACCATCGACATGTCCGCGCTGCTCATGCCGAGCGCCGCGCCGGTGTCGCCGATCTGGGTCAGACGCTTTTTGATCGCATCCGGGTCGGTCGTGCCGTAGGTCGCAAGGGTTTTGGTGATGCCCTTCAAATCCTCATACAGGAACGGTGTGGTGTTGGCCATCGTTTTGACGGCCTCGAGGGTATCGGTCGAATCTCCCTTGAGGATTTTGTCAAAGGCAATCTTGTCAAGCTCCCGCTGTGCGGCAATCGAGGTGCCGGAGGATAGTTCTTCTGCGCGGCGCGCGGTAATCGCGTTATATTGCTCCTGAACGGCGGATTTGAAGGCTTCGTCCTTGTTGGTTTCGATCTGCGTACTGCCGTTGATCAGGCCTGACGCACCGCCGAGGACAGCGCCAATTACCGGTGCACCGACTATCGCGCCCATCGCCGCACCGGATGCCACTCCGGACGCAATTGAACCGAGCATATCTCCTTCGGGCGTTCCAAGGCGGGAATAAACTGCATAGCTGGCCAGTCCGCCTATGGCATTTCCTGCTATTTGGAAAATCCCTGCGTTTTTTAACCCCGCCATTACCGATTTGCTCTCCATTTTGGAAAACGCACCCGAGGCGTTGGTCATCGACTTCTCTGTTTCTCTGGCGGTTTTGTCAAGCAGGCTGAGATTGCTGCGCGCCTGCTCATATCCCCGGTTTGCTTCGTTCAGCTTTTTCAGCAGCTCGTCACTGACCAAACCGTCTCCGGATTTTTTCGCGGCGTTGTATTCCTTTTGAAGCGCCTGCAAATTTTTCTTAGCTTCCGAGACGTCCAGTTTCAGCGTTGCACGATTTTTATTGATCGCATTGAGCTGTGCCTGCATCTCTTCGAGATTTTTGTTAAACCGTATCCCGGAGTTATTCATTTTGTTGACTGCATCGCTGAAATTGTCCTTTGCGGAAATGGCAATAGAAACGTTTCTGCCCATGAATATCCCTCCTTTCGGGCATAGAAAAGCCCCGCTTTTCAGCGAGGCTTTCAATGACCGAGCGCGACCAGAATCATCATTATTAATATTGGTAAAACTCCGCAACCAAATACAACTACTAGCATTCCTTTCCAAAAATCTTCATCCATAATACCGTCCCCCCCTTTTTGGTATTATAGCATATCGATCCCGGTTGGTATACTGTTATTCTATACAATTCTTGAGACTGCCCTTCGTTTCTTCGTGGTTCCTACGGTATGCGAAAGTCAAGGCTTATTTTGCCCCTCTAATTCCTTCTGGCAAAACGCCGTCAGCAGCAGCCGTTCTCCCGGCGGCATCCGGTAAAACTCCCCCGGCGTGATGTTCTTCTCCCGAAACAGAAAGTACAGCAGCATCAGCCGGGGGTCCTCGTTCAGTTTTTTTTAACTTCCTCGAGCGTCGCAGTCCGGTAGCCCGAAAGCCGCTCCACCTCGCGGGAAAGGTCCTCGATCTCCCCCGGCAGCAGCAGGCTCTTCACCAGCTCGGCGGGGGTCGGGGCGCGGTGCTTCTCCAGCAGAGCCTTGTCCCGCAGGTTGGGGGCCGTCACTCCCGCCAGCAGAATGTCGATCGCCATGTCCTCCGAAGCGGCCTCTTTGATCTCCGCCACCCGGTTATAGGGCAGCGCCCGCAGCGAGAACACCACAGGCTCGCCGCACTCCTTCGAAAGCCGCTTGATTTTGACCTTCTTTTCGGGCAGCTTCGCCTGATCCAGCCCCATCAGTAAATCCAGTACGTCCGGCATAGCAGTCCTCCCTTGACTTTCTCTGCCGCCATGCTATAATGAAAATACAAAGGGCGCTGTCAGCAGACGGTTAGTCCTCGTGAATAACTGTTACAAAAGTAACCGCTACATTTGGACGATGAGGGCGGTTATTTTTGTTTGCCCAAAAGAGCAATGATGGCGACGATCAACATGCAAAAAGCAAAAAGCCCTTCGTATGTAACCATCCGCATCACCCCCTCTCCCTGAGGATCGGAGGACTAACCGCCTGCCGTTTGCGACAGCGCCACGCTTATTTTAGCATGGCGCTGTATTTTTGTCTAGTTTTCGGTAATCGTGTCGAGGTATTCGTAGTTGGTGAAGGTAAACGGGGCCTCCACCTTTCCCAGCGTGTCGGCCTCCCAGTCGGCCAGCGTCAGGTCGTCAAACCCGGCGTTTTTCAGCACCACGCGCTCCGCGCCGTAGCTGTCGGGGTCGGCCAGCTTCGAGATGATGGTGAACCGCACGTCCTGCCCGTCCCGGATTTTCTCGCCGATCAGCTTCGCCATCCGCGAGGAAACCTTGTGCATCCGAAGTGAGCCGGTCCCCTTGTAGGATTTCACCTTGTAGTCAACGCCCATCTGTCCGCAGAGGGCGACGTCCTCCTTGTTGTAGGTGATCTTCGCCTGAAGTCCGTAGCATTCGGAAACCTTCTCGCCCTCAAGCCACACCTCACCCCAGGTGCCGGATAAAACTCTCTTTGCAGCATCCATAATAAAAGTCCTCCCTTGACTTTCTGTGCCGCCATGCTATAATGAAAATACAAAGGGCGCTGTCAGCAGACGGTTAGCTCCAAATGTTTATGTTACAAAAGTAACCGCACTAATTGGAGTTGGGGCGGTTATTTTTGTTTGCTCAAAAGAGCAGCCAAGCCAATAAGTACCAGACAAAAAGCAAAAAGCCCCTCATATGTTACCATCGGCCTCACCCCCTTTCCCGGGGAGTGAGCTAACCGCCTGCCGTATGCGACAGCGCCATGTTTATCATAGCATGGCGCTGTTTGTTTGTCTATCCCTGCGTTTTCGTCAGATCGTCACATTGATCGAGATATCCTCAATCGCGTCGAGAATCTTCACCGAGCAGGCAAGGAACACCTGATCGTCGGTATTGGCCTCCTTGATTTCCTGCGCACTCATGACGGAGGTGTCGGTCCCCTTCGATTTGAGGTAATTTTCCTGCGCCGCGAGATCGATTTCGCAGGTCGATTTGCCCGCGGCGAGGATGCCCGCCAGCTCAAGCCCTTCCAGATAGCCCTTGATCGCGGCGATCAGCACGCATTTGTTGTCGTAGCTGTTCGCATACTTGCCGATGTAGCTGTCCTCACAGGTGAGCCGGATGTCATGACCGATCATGTCCACCGCTTCGACGATCTTGATTTTCTTGAAGGCCGCTCCCTTGTCCTGCGTGGTAGTGGTCAGACTGTTGACCCCGCGCGCGACCTTGATCTTTTCCCCGTCGTGGATCAGGATAAATTCCCCGGCGTCCACCGCGTTGTCCGCTTCTTCGGCAGAAAGGCGCTCCACCTCTGTCAGCTCGGGCAGCGGCGCATAGGTGCAGGAGATGGTCATCGGCGTGCCCGCGATCAGCCCCGCGATCCGCGAGCAGAGACCGGCGGTGGAGATTGACGTGTCCCCTTCCTTCGCGCCGGTGACGGTCACGTTGACAATCCCCTCGGAATCTGCCGCCTGATCGGGCAGCACCGCCTTGATGATGCTGTGGTCGTTTGCCCGGCGGCCCTTCACCCAGGCCGCGATCGCCGAGGCCTCGGCGCTGGTGCAGTCCGCGGGGCCGCAGAGATAATCGATGTCGCCCTGCGTCTCAAAATAGCCGGTGCCGTCTGAAATGTCGCCTGCGCCGGTGGCGTCGCTCTCGGCGCGTGCCGCCAGTACATAGGCCACTGCCTTGCGCGGCGGGTTGATGTATCCAATCAGCGCCCGCTTGATATAGGCGGCGTTGTCAGCCGCCAGCGTGGACGGAATATCCGCCGCCGAGTGAATGACAAAACCTTTGTTTTGCAGAGCGGTCGTGCTGTCCCGCAGAATCAGCCCGACAACTCCCTTCTCGCTGCGCGCAATCGCCGCAGCGGCAGTAGTCTTAAATGTGATGCTGATGTTTGGAAGTCCCAAAGCTATCCCTCCTGTTAGTTTTTTTGAGCTTGCTCACTGGGCTTTCATGGGGGCTTAGCCCCCGCATGACGCTCGTTTTCTCCACTTCGTTCTAAAAACTCGCTGTCTCCCCCATAGACGAAAGCGGCCGAAGCCATTCGGCCGGCCGCTTTGGCGGGAACGCGTGTCTTATGCCCTTGTTT